CAACTCGCTTTTGACTCTCCCTCTGCCCCTGCCCGGTCAAGGCCCGTGGGGGAGCTTGTGGATTTCCTACGGAACTCTGTCCCCGGAGCCGTGAAGCTCCCTCCCGATCTGGCAGACCGTATGACCCTCTTGAAATATGAGACGGCCAAGGAGCGCAAGGAAAGGGAGCGGGAGACCAAGGAAAAGCTGGCCCTTGGGAATGCAGAGAAGCGGGGCAAGCTGATCGAGCGGGCGGAGGTTCAAGCACAAGGGGCGGCCATCGGGGTTTTGTTTTCCTCGGAGATGGCGCGGCTTTCTCGGGATCTCCCGGCTTTGCTGGTGGGGCAGTCAGAGACGAAGATTGCCCGGATTGTGCAGGAGCAGTGCGACGGGGTGATTTCGAGAATACGGGAGGGCCTGAAAAAATGAAGGGCGACCTTGCGGAGGGCATTCTTTCAAAACTCAAGGTTCCTGACCGCCGGAGCATCTCGGAATGGGCAGAGGAGAACTTGATCCTCCCCGAGTCGAAACGCTCCCGGACATTCCGGGAGGACACGGCCCCTTGGCTGGTCCCGGTTCTGGATAGCATCAAGGAGAACACCTTCACGAGTCTTTTGAAAACCACGCAAGGCGGAGGGACGGTTGTGGAACAAGGCGCCCTGACCTACTGGGTGGCGGAGTCTCCGGCGGACACGGCGTTCATGGCCCAGACGGACACGGATGCCCAAGTCCTCTTCAAAACGAAGTTCCTCCCGACCTTGAAGGCAAGTCCTGCCACTGCGGCATTGCTTGCGAGACTGCCACGGCATGCGATCAAGAAAGATGAGGTTTCCCTCCCTTCGATGCGGATCGGCATCCACGGGCCGGGGGAAAAGTCCACGCAATCCCTTTCCTTGGAGAGGGTGTTGGTGGATGAAGTCTGGCTGCTGCGGCTGACATCCAAGGCGGCCTTGCGGAATATGATCGAGCGTGGCACGGCCAGCCCGGCGACCTTTCGGCTTGTTTGCGTGTCCCAAGCTGGGGAGGAGATGGCAGATAAGAAAGGGAACCCGCTCCCGGCGGAGTGGCAGGAACACTGGGAAGGGGGGACACAGGAAATCTGGTCATTCCGGTGCCCGGCCTGCGGGGAGGTTTTTGCCCCGGAGACAAAGCATTTTCGTGCCCCGGAAAATGCGAGGGATTCGGGTGGCCGGTGGATATGGGCTCGGGTGGCCACTGGCACGCGGCTCATTACGCCCTGTTGCGGCCACGAGATCAAAGACAACGAGACGAACCGCCGGGCTTTGGCAACCTCGGGGACATACATCCCCACGAACCCGAACCCGCTCCCGAACCACCGCAGCTTCCACTTTGGATGTTGGACAGTCTACTGGCAGACATGGGGGACGAACCTGATCCAATTTTTGAAAGCGGTTGCGGCCAAGCGGCGGGGAGACATCCAGCCCCTCAAGGAGTGGACAACAAAAAAGGAGGCCCGGTTTTGGACGTTGAAGGATCAGGAACCGCCCCCATTTGCCCGGAAATCCTACGGCTACAAGCTGGCGGATCTGGCCGATGGAAGTCTCCCAGAGGGCCTGCAAGAGAGGCTCCTCACGGCAGACATGCAGACGAACCGCTTCGAATGGGTCATCAGGGATTGGTTCCCGGGTGGATCGTCTCGGCTTGTGGCAACCGGAGCATGCGCAAGCTGGGGAGACCTGGCCCAGGTGGCCGGGAAATATCGGCTTCGGGATTACCGGGTGGCCGTGGATATGGGCGATTGGACGCAGGAAGTTTGGCGGGAGTGTGCCAAGCGGAAGTGGATTGCCATCCGTGGGACAGGCGGGGATCTCTGGACGCACCGGACAAAGAAGGAGACATCGAAGCAGCCTTGGAGCCCGCCGCAGAAGGGACGGATCACAACTGCCCGGCGTGGGGTGAGGCAACCCGGAGGCCGACCGGCGGACGCGGCCCATACACACTGCTATTACTACGAGATTTCCGACCTCTACTTTGAGGACTGGCTCTCCCGGCTCATCTCCGGGGATGGGGTGGCGTGGGAATACGGGGACGATTCCCCGGAGGAATACATCAAGTCTTTGGACTCAGTCCAAAAGGTGCAAGGGCCAACGGGTCGGATGAAATACGATGTGATCGGGAACCGGCAGAACCACCGGCGGGACGCTGAGAAATACAGCCTTGCGCTTGCGGCCATCATCGGGGGCGTGTTTGTAGAGGTTCCGGCGGCAGAGGAGGCACCGAAGGAATGAGGATCAAGTTTGCGGCTGATTGCCCCCCTTGCCCTGACTGCGGGGAGCCGTGGTGTGAGGACTGCAATCAGCATTACGCGGATTGCCCGTGCCCCGGGCCGATGCATGCGGAGGAAGAGGGCTGCCGCTTGGAGGAGGACACCGCCGGGGTGCTTTGGGCGGTGAAGGATTGACGCGGTGCCGATGGCATGGCCAGTCAAACAGGAGCCCGGACGCGGGCCGTCATTACCTACTACCGTGTCAAATTCAGTGACGCGGCGCAGAGGATCGAAGCGATTCGATCTGATTACCTTTCCGCATTCGAGTCTGCGGAGAAAGACCAAGGCCGGACCGCCACGTCTTTTGCGGCGGACGGGCAGAATGTGGCCTGGGCCATCGGCCTTTCGAGGGATCAGAGATTGGATGCCCTCTCCGAAGCCCTCGCCTATTTCGAAGGCGGGATGAAACCCCGTGGGATCGCGCAAGGGAGGATTTTCTAATGCAAGCTCTCAACCCAGCCCTCCTTTACGGCCCGGACGGAAGGCCGATTTCCTCCCGGAAATTCCTCAACGCAACCCAGAACGGCCCCGGCGTGGAAAGCTGGCCGACGCTCTACGAGGACATCAACAAAAGCGTTCCCGTCTATGACCGCCGGTTCCTTGTTTCTGCGAACCGCAAGTTGGCGGTGAATGTCGGATTTGTCCGGGAGAGCTTGGAGGGCAAAGCCATTTGCACAATCGGGAACGCATGGGCACCTTCCTACCAAGGAAAAGACAGGGCCTGGGGATCACTGGCCGAAGCGTGGTTGCGGAATGAATGGCTTCCAAACTCGGAGATCCGGGGCGACGAATACGACTGGCAAACCGCCCTCTACCTCGAAAGCACGAATATTGATCACTCCGGGGACATAGGAATTCTTCTCACCTACAAAGGGGACCCAGATCGCCCTTGGCCTTGCTTCCAGTTAGTGCCCGCGCACCGCATCGCCTTCCGAACCGGACTGGCAACGGGAACCGTGACCGGGCAGGAATGCCAAGGGGCGGAACTCTACAAAGGCCGGAGGCATGAGGACGGGGTGATTTTCGGAGACTACGGGGACGCGATTGCATACGCATTGATGGGAGAAACCCCGGAGCAAGATCGGGTGGTTTCCTACTACTCCTTCATGCTTCTCAAAGAACCCTTCTTCATCGGGCAAGCCCGGGGATTCCCTCTTTTCCTCCATGCCATCAGGGAAGCCCGGACCACGATGAAGGCTTCCGAATACGAAGAATTTGCCTGCTTGGTTGCATCCTCCATTGCTCTCATGGAAACCAATGAGACGGGAGACCAGGACGCGCCTCCCTTCAATGCCGACGATACCACGGCCAGTGAAGACGATACCTCCAGCCTCAAAATCCAGAACCTTTACGGCGGATTGATCAAGTATTTCCGGGCGGGTTCCGGAGCGAAGCTCGAAGCCTTCGTGAACTCCCGGCCCGGGCCGGAGTGGGATCGCTTCCAAGACCGCTTGATCCGGGCGGCAAGCACGGGAACCGGCTGGCCTTACGAACTGGTCTGGAAGATGGAAGGACTCTCCGGCCCGGCAGTGAGATCCGTCCAATCCAGAGCCCGCAGAACCGTGCTTGATCGCCAAACCCTGATCATGAAGGCGGCCAAGCGGAAGATTCTCTTTGCTCTGTCCATTGCCATGAAGACCGGGCGGCTTCCAATTTCCAAAGATTGGATGCGGTGGGGGTTCGTCATGCCCCCCCTGCTCTCCATCGATGATGGCCGGGATGCCGCCGCAAGGCTCAATGACTATTTCTCCGGGGTCTCCAACCTCACGGAAATCCTCGCAGCGGACGGGAGGGAGCTTGACGCGCATCTTTACCAAAGAGCACGGGAAATTGGACGCAAGGAACAGATCAGGGCGGAAGTGGAAGCTGAGATGGGTGTGCCAATTTCCCCGGAGGAAATGGGACGGCCCCCGGCTGGGAGCGCCCCCGTGAGCAAAGAAAACGAAAACAAGGAGGAAAAAGAAAATGAAAAAGAATCTGAATGAGGTTTTAGCCCTGCTTCCCGGGTATTCCGCCGGGATGCTTGGGCAGTTTGAGCAGGCCAGGGAACTCGCAGCCAAGATGAGTGAGGAAAGAAAAGCCGAACTCAAACAAGAAAATTCGGACTGGTTGGAGATCGGCAAGGACTATGTCCGGGGCGTTCTCTCCCTCTACTTCAACCAGCGGGAGGCAATGGCCGTGGAAGATGGGATTGCAAGAATCCACGTGAAGGGGTTCTTGGCCTCCGGCCTTTCCTTTATCGAGTCTTGCACCGAGGCATCCGATTACCGGGCCGTTCAAAAGGAACTCCGGCAAGCTGCGGAGGATCCAACAGTTTCCGGGATTCTCCTTCGGATTGATTCCCCCGGTGGTTCTGTGGTCGGGTGCTTGGAGACGGCCCAGATTGTGGCATCGATCAGCAAACCGGTCTCCGCTCACATTCAATCCCTCGGGGGGAGCGCCGCCTACTTCATCGCAAGCGGAGCACAAGCGATTTACTCGAATGAGACGGCCTTTGTTGGTTCCATCGGGACCATTGCAACCTTCATGGACTACGCTGGGTTCCTCGAAAATGCAGGGATCACCCCCCACATCTTCACGAGCCCCGGAGCGGATATGAAGGCCAGCGGGAACCAATACCGGACCCCAACAGAAGCAGAGAAAGAAGACATGGAAGAGGTTGTCCGCGAATATGGGGATCAGTTCCTCTCCTTCGTTCTTTCCCGCCGGGAGGTTTCTCCGGAAGTGCTCCGGGGAAATGCTGTCTCCGGGCGGCAAGCCCCGGGATTTGGCCTCACGGATGGGATCGCAACCGAGGCCGAAGTCATCGAAGAACTCCACGCATTGGTTGACGCCGCAAAATTACCATGACCGCAATCCAAGCCATCAAAGCCGAACTCGAAAACCTCAAGGCCGCATTCACGGCATTCATCGCATCGAAGAAGGATGAACCCCAAGGCGAACCCCAAGGCGAGAACCAAGAACTGACCGCCGCCCTTTCCAAGCTCACGGAGCTCGAAGCCACAGTCGGCGCAATCGACCTCGAAGCCATCAAGGCTGAAGCCAAAGCGGATGCCAAAGCGGAGATCGAATCTGAGGTCAAAGCCGAACTCGAAAAAACCTTTGAAGACCGCGTGGCCGCCGCTGCTGCTGAGAAACTCGCAGCCGCCGGAGCCGCCCCCCTTGCCACCGGGCCAGCCACCAAAGACGACAAACAAAGCCTCTCCGCCAAAGGCCTCAAAGGCCGGGCACTCACAGTCGCCGCCCTCAAACAAGAGAAGGGCGAAACCCTGTAAGTTGACGATCACACACACACAAACCGAAAACCAAAAATTATGACAACTGGAACACTCCGAGACATCGCCGCGCTGCAAGGCCGGGACAAAATTGTTGGAATCCTTGACGAAGTCATGGGTTCTTTTCCCGAAGTTGCGACCCTTCCCGGTCGCACAATCAATGGAACGACTTTCAAAGTCACTCTCCGCAAGAGCAACCCCCAAGGTGGCTTCCGCCGCGCCAATGCCGGTGTGACCCCCGGGGCCGCTTCCTACTTCGAGAAGCTCGTCCAGGCATTCATCTACGAAAATCCCATCGTGGTTGATGCCCGTGTCGCAGAGGCCAACGAAGATGGGGCCGAGGACTACCTCGCCGCCCGTTCCGAAGAGCATGTCGCCGGAGCCCTCGAAGGTCTCGCCGAGCAATTCTACTACGGGGAAGACTCCGAGGATGAACTCGGATTCCCCGGCCTGAAAACTGTCGGAGAGATTGTGGTCAATGCCACAGGCGCGAACGACGCAACCGCCACAACCGCCTACCTGATCCGCATCGGGAATGACGGAGTTCAATTCCTCTACGGAAACAACGCGGGCCTCGAAGTTCCCGAGTTCAAAGAGCAGGCCATCACACTCGCAGACGGCAAGCTTCTTCCCAAAGCTCTCGTTTCCCCGATGGGCCTCTGGATCGGCCTCCAAGCCGTCCACCCCAAGAGCATCGTGAAGATCACGAACCTCAACACCGCAACTGGCAAAGGGTTCACCGATGCTCTGGTTCAACAGGCTCTCGAAAAGCTGCCCACCGGGTTCCGCAACGACAAGAGCCGCCTCCGCATCCTCGCCAATGCCCGCACAGTCGGACAACTTCAGACCAGCCGCACAGCGGTCTCGCAAGTGGCCTACAAGAGCGGGGCAGTCGCCGACCGCCCGACCGAATCCCACGGCATCCAAATCATCGAGACGGACGCAATCCAGATCGGAGCCACGGAATACGAAGCCTAAACCCAAGATCACAAAAAAGGACCCAAGACAATGAAAGACGCACGCAACATCGAAGACGCAAACCTCGTCGAAACCAAGGCCTTCCCGGCGGCCGACGCAGCCGCCTATACCGACCCTCTCGACCTTGTCGAGTTGTCCGGCGGAGCCGAAAACTTCGAAGTGGTTATCTCGCACCCGGCACTCCCGGCACTTGCGAACACCAAGACCGCAACCCTCTTCTTGCAGGAGAGCGCGGAGGCAAACGCCAACTTCGCAAACGTGGGATTCTCCTTCGTTTCCACCGGGGTGGATGAAGACGGGGCCGCCGCAAAGAGCGCCCGCTTCCGCCCCGCCTCCGGAACCAAGCGATATGTTCGCCTTGGCGTGGCAGTTGAGGCTTCCGGCGGAGACAACACCGGCGTGAGCGCAACCCTCAAGGGCAAATTCTAACCCAGAGAAGACAGCAAGAGCAGACAGCAGGTTGAAAAAACCCGGGGCTTTCACAGCCCCGGGTTTTTTCTTTTTTTCCCAAATTGACATGCAGGCGGGAATAGATGAACCAAATCAAATTGATGGTTGCATCTCCCATTTATGGGAACTGCGACCCCCGCTTCTTCTCCGCCCTCCGACCCCTCGAAAAGGCCGGAGCAACCATCGCCATCAAACTTGGGGACTCCCTCGTTGCAAGGGCAAGGAACAACCTCGCAGCGGATTTTCTCGCATCCGATTGCACACATCTGCTTTGGATAGACTCAGATATCCTCTTCGATTACGAGCATGTTGAAAGGCTCCTATCTCACGAGGTTGATGTGGTCGGCGGCCTCTACGCTATCAAAGATCAAGACCGCCCCCGCTGGTGTTGCAACCTGCTCCCCGGCGGAAAACTCAAGGGGGACTTGGCGCCAGCCCAAGAAACGGGCACCGGGTTCCTCCTTACCACCCGCCGGGTTTATGAGGCCTTGCAGGAGGATCACCCGGAGCGATTCTATACCTGCGACTTCGACAAAGTCAGCAAGTTCGACTTCTTCCCCACCGGAGTAAGGAATGGCCGGTATCTTTCCGAGGACTGGGCATTTTGTTGGGATTGCAGGGCCGCAGGTTTCGAAGTCTGGGTGGATTCCGAGTGCAAGGTTGATCATCTGGGGATCGCCCGCTACCCCCTCGACATAGACAAGATCGCCCTCCGGCGGGTCGATTTTGGCCCGGATCTTGCGGCCGACCTCATCTCTGCGAACCCCGAAGCAGTAATCCGGCAGTGCTTCGAGGGAACAAAGGACATCGCCAAATGAAAACCCTCGGGGTCACAATCGGTGCGGGGCCAGGGTGGAAGGAGGCGGCGGAGATTACGGCGGAGAGAATGAGCAGGGCAACCGGGGCAGATTGCGCCGTAATTTCACGAGACCCTCTGGGAATGGCAAACCCGTCTTGGTTGAAATGCCATGTCTTGGATATATTCCCCGGCTACGACCGTTATTTTGTTTTTGATGCAGACCTTCTTTGCCTCCGGCCTTGGGATTTAACCTCGATCATTGAAGAGGCCGGAGACCGGTGGATTGGTGTCCGGGATCGCATGAGCGACCCTGTGAAGCTCGAATGCCTCAATTACAATCTTGATTCTCGTGCATACATGAATCTCGGGTTTTCCATCTTCACCCCGGACCATGTGGAGGTCTGGGAGCGAACCCTCCGTGGGCATCCGACCTACGGCTCGTGGCTTGAACAAACCGGCGTGAACAGCGCAATACAGCAAACCCGCACTCCGCTTATGCTACTTCCTCCGGCCTTCAATTACCTCTGGTTCTGGTTCGCCGGGGTGCCCCTTCAACCGGCAAAACTCAAAGAGGCCGGGGTGGTGAATCTCCACATGACCAGCCTGCACGGCGGGGCAAAGGTGCTCCGGGCAATCCAAGAGCGTGTGTTTGACGAATGCCCTTTGTCATGAGTTTGCATGATGCGCTACAGGCCGAACTTGATGCCTACCTCGCATCCGAGGGGGAGGCCTTGATCGCCCCGGACGGGGAGGAGTTGCTATGCCTCCCCAGCAGCCCAGACCTGGGGGCAGAATTCCTGCCGGGGGTGGAACTGGAAAACAACCGCATCCGGGTGCGGATAAGCAAGAGCCAACTCCCTGCCCGCCCGGTCCTACAAACCCTCTGGGTCTGCCGGGGGCAAACATGGCGGCTCTCCGCACTCACCCCCTACCGCACCGCGTGGGTTTTGGATTTGGAGGACCCCGGAAACTAACACCATGAGCATTTTCAAAAAAGAATCACTTGAACGGGCCGTTGAAAAGGTTGTCGCGGCAATGATCAACCGGGAGATTTACCCCGATACCCTGCCGGTTTATAGATCGGATCAGAGCCCGGCCACGGACAAATTCGAAGGGATCATCGTCAGGGCCTCCCGAGAATCTGATCCCCTCGTTATTGAGGAAGGGGATGTGAGAAAATCCACGCTGGCATTCGAGGTAGCCGTCGAGCTCCGGAGCCTGATTCCTGCGGACAAAGAGGAAGAAGCAGACACGGCATGGAACGACATCGAGGCCGCCATGCGTTCCCTCGATCCATACCTCCTGCCACTCGATAGGTTTTCCGTCTTCCATACCATGGCGGAGGCTTCCTCGGAAGTAGAGGCAGAGGAAGAGGGCCGGAAAACTCGCACCCGCACCTACAAGATCGCCGTGGAGGAGGCGGTCGGTTGACGCGCCAAGATTGTCAATATGAGCGCATCACTCAAAAACATGACAGGGAAGACTTGGGGCCTCACGGAAGAGACCTGGGGGATTTCCGTTAAATCCTTCCGCCAAAAAGCCGACAGCGAAATCTTCCGCCACAAAGATCACCAAGGTGAGACAGACGGGAAGGTTTTCTACGACTTCAAAACCGCTGGCACGGTTTCCGGTGCAACCACCGCCGCCCCGAATGAGGCGGTCGGAGATGCCATCACGCTGGCAAACGAAATCGCCGCCCTCGGCAATGTGAGCGGCGGAACGACCCTCATCCATTCCGTGGAAGTTGCCAAAGAAAATGAGGCCGTCATGGAATTGACCCTCGAATTCGAACGCCACCCGACCCTGACAATCGCCTAACACCATGGCAAACGAACTCACAACCAGCATCTCCCTCAACTACGCGAAAGGAAATGTTTCCGCCCGCGTGGAGGCCGTAAAGCAGGTGGACGTTGCCACCGAGCGTGCTCTCGATGTGACCCAAGTCATCGGAACATCCGAGGAACAGGCCGCCCTCGTGGATGTTGCAAGCGTGAAACGCTTCTACGTCCGCAACCTCGATGACACGAACTTCGTGGAGGTCGGAGTAGCTACTGGGGTCTACCCAATCAAACTCGCCCCCGGCGAGGATGCCCTCTTCCAACCGAATGTGAACGCCCTTTTCCTCAAAGCAGACACGGCGGCTTGCCTTGTCCGCATCGTGGCCGTGAACGCCTGATTTTTTGACACCGCCAGTCGGATGCAGGTTCGACTAGCGGCCCAAGTCAAGGGGCTCATATCCCCTCATCGCCGGTTCGAATCCGGCACCTGCAAAACACAATCCAAAACATTATGAAGACGCAAACCAACATTGGTGTCTATGACACCTATTCCACGGAACTCAGCGCGGCCTTGCGGGCCATAGGCTGCGACCTCTTGGATGCCGACCCGATCCGCCGCATCTTCGACGAAAACCACCCGGCCAATCCGAGCGTTTCCCACGGCCTCAAGCGCGGTGGCAGAGTCCAATATCGGCACAAGGTTGAGAGCGATCAATTCGACACCAAGACGGCTGATTTGGCCCAAGTATTCACCGCCCCCTTCAAGGAATTTGATCACGCCTCCGGCCAGTGGAAAACCATCCCAGAGGATCGGTTTGATTCCATGCTCGCCGCCCTCCGGGAAAAACTCAAAGGCACGGAAGCCGGAGGAGACCTCGAAGCTATCATCCGGGAGTTTCCCCGTGAGATCATGCGCTACCTCGCAGCATCCTTCAAAGCCCGGAAGGAAAATATCAAGGAAATTGCAGAGAACTCCAAGATCGTTGAACTCGTTCTCGTGAGGAAGGAGGACGGCCATTTTGTCCTGCATCACATCGACCTGGACCCCGCCAAAATCCAAGACCTCATCGAAGCCTAACATTATGAAAACAAAATCCAAAACCAAACCCTCCCCGGAGTCCGAAGAATACCTCGAAAATCCGGAGGACATCAAACTCTCTGTTCCGGCTCCCGGAAAATCCGCAGACCAAGAACAGGATGACATCTTCCTCGAAGGAACCGATGGCTACTTCTGGAAGGGAAAGAGACTGGAACCCCTTTCCTTCAATCGCCGCCGGGCCGCCTATGCCATGGGTCTCCGCTTTGGGAGCCTGACAGTTGATGAGGCAACCGAACTCGAAAAAACCGGCTTCTACCGGGGCATTGATACAGATGTTCTCATTGTCCTCTTCCTCTGCAAGGCTCCGAACAGCGAAGTTTTCCGGGCCATCCGTCTCCCGGAGCAGGCCTTGGAAAAAGCCCTG